GCCCGACCACCTCTCACTATAATATCATGCCCGAGGAAGATTGGAGTACGCTCGATTTCAATCTTATAGCCGCTCAAATGAGAGTGATCTATAATGAATTGATGAAACTTGATTTTATCGTTTTCCTTAAGAAAACAAAAAAGGTTATCATCGCCCCCGTTTAGAACTAAGAAATCAGGGTGAGTGCCCATCATAATCAATTCAATCGCATCAAAGGATAGTTTGAAACATGATCGCAAGAGTTCCAGAGCAACAGACGATCCGACTAGTTTTCCAATGTCAGCGACAAAGGTTAACCCAGATGGGTTTCCAAACTTGTTAACCCCATTTGGAGCATCTAAATTTTTCACGTGCATGCCTTTACCACCAAGATAATCATTCTTCACAACCATCGGAAAGCCAAGACACCTTTTAATGAAAGTTCTGAGTGATGGATGGAAATGAACACAAGAGTCGAAAAGTGTATCAGTGTACGCTTGATCCATATTTTGATCGAAGTTTGCGAAATCAATCGATAGCATATGCAGCCTTCTATCAATTTTCTCATGGATGTTAAGCATATCATGCTTGAACAGAACAGGATATTTATTGAAATAAAAAGCTCTCCAACCAGTACCAAAGTAAGATAATCCATAATTATACGTCGCAGAAGCGGCGTAAACTAGACGCGATCTCATAGAATAGAAACCGTAGAATGGTGTATCACGATTTACTTTTACAAGTTTGCCAGCATAATCGTAGACATCACGTAACTTAACATCAAGCTGCCCATCTTCACGAAATGAAATTTTCTCAGGCTGAGTTCGCCTGCCTTCGACCATCGCGGCTTCAATCTGTAGATCTAACGCTTTCAAGAAAAAGGTACCATTAGATATGGGAGTATCGGATAAGCGCAGAAGATCGTGGATCTTACGGTCAAAATTTTCAAAGCAAAAGATCTTATAATCAAAATCCGTTTTAGATCCTTGAGAATAACCTGTAGTCGCATCAACGTCGATCCTGACTGGTTTTTCAATAAAACCAGCGCATTTCGTCCCGAGCCATGAAAGCATCTCGAGATAACTCTTTTCTGGTTTCTTCG